CATTAAAAAACCGCTTGAATTTTAATACGAACAATTTAAGAAAAAAAAGATGAAATGTGCAATTTACGGGATGAAATATAAAAATAAGCGACCCACTAAAGTTCCCAGTATATTTTGTTCAGTAGAATGTTCGTGCTTTACGGAAAAAATCACTAGCCTATTCGTAAATCACGTTAAGAAAATGTGGTCAAAGAAAGCACCAAAAATTACTCACAAAGATATGCGCCAATTATTAAAAGCAGACAGCACTACTTACTCTGGATTTCCAGAATCGATTATAAATAACTCCACTAATCCAAAACAATGAAAAACTGGGAAAAAGAATTTGACGAGAAATTCGGTGATTTTAATGGGATAACGATTGCCCACAAAACGATGGTTTCATTGAAGGCTTCTGATGTAAAATCTTTCATCCAAAATCTCCTCTCTCAATCCCGCAAAGAATGGGACGAAAAGTGGAGGGAAACAATAAGAAATAAGAAATGGTATAAAGAAATCGCAAACGATTTGGATACAAACTTCATTGTCAAGGACGAAGCCGTCTTAAAGGCAGAAATGGGATGGGAAAAACTTATGTCGGAAAAGGTAAAAAAGACCCGCAAAGATGTTTTGGAAGAGGTGATGGGTGATGTAAAAAAAATCAGGGGAATAGATGACAGCGGGGCAACCGAATTTGTGAAAATGGTGATGATTAAAAGCCTAAATATGAGAATGGATGTGGAAAAAAAGAAAGATGAACTGAAAAAAGCGGAAGAAATGATTGAAATGACAGAAAAATTCGTAAGTGGAGAAATGTCAAAACAACTGACAACACCCGAATTTAGTGAAATGTCTCAGTCGGAATTTCAGGAAAGAAAATCACTGTTGTAGCCCAGTGGCTATTCTACTTCCACTGGGCGGTAGAATAGCGATTAAGTTATAACCCCAATTTGCCTTGAAATATAATCTAACGCCTCCCAATAAGATAATTTATTAAAGTGAAAAATTATGAAAATAAGACTCACAGCTTTTGATAAATTATATGGGGATGTAATGGATGTTCCAGAAGAAACTGGAAATAAATTTGACTTGGTTCTTATTCAGCCAATAGCGGTGGCTACAGAGAAAACCCCAGAACGACCGAACTTTACTACTAAATGCACATTTGAGTGGATAGGAAAAGATTTATCAACGGGAGCGAGAATTTATAATCTAACGGATATTTCAAAAATCTAGCGCCTTCCAACCTGCGGAGATGTGTTAGCTTCTGCTTTTGGGCGCAAGGCCCTTCGTCAATATTGCGGAAGTAAGCCTCGTTTTCAAAGCTTAATCACGCTCTTCGCAGATTAGAGGGTAGTAATAAAATGAAATTGATACTCGGAGATTGCCTTGAAGAAATGAAAAAGATCGCTGATAAATCAGTTGATATGATTTTGGCAGATTTGCCTTATAATGAAACTGGTAATAAGTGGGATTTTGTTATTAACCCCCAAAAATTATGGGGACAATATAGAAGAATTATAAAAGATGATGGGGCAATTATATTAACTGGAACTTTCAAATTTGGTGTTCAACTTTATTTACAAGCACCTGATTTATATAAATATGATTGGATTTGGGAAAAAGATAACGGAACAAATGTTGTCGCAGCTAATCATCAGCCATTAAGGGTTCACGAACAAATATTTATATTTGGTAAACAAGCCGTTACTTATACTCCTACTAAAAAATTTATGAAATACAATCCACAAAAGACAAGTGGAAAACCATATAAACAAATTTCTGGTAGGCAAAGTGATAATTGGAAAGGTGGTAATGTATCTGGATTTGAAACAAATAATGAAAGTGGAGCTAGACATCCAAAAACAATACAAAAATTCAATAGAGATAAGGGAGGACTTCACCCCACCCAAAAACCAGTAGCCCTCATGGAATATCTTATTAAAACTTATACCAACAAGGGAGATTTAGTTTTAGATAATTGTATGGGAAGCGGAACAACCGGCGTAGCTTGCAAAATGCTTAATCGTAATTTCATCGGAATAGAAATAAGCCCCAAGTATTTTGAAATCGCGAAGACAAGAATTGAAAAGCAAACACCGCCATTATTTTAATCGGGGGGATAAAAAAAATGATTATATCTGGAACAAGAGAATGTCCAAATGAATTAGAGTTTGACTGCTTGGGATTTGCACAGCAGGCAGAAGTGAAGGGAAGTGAGGCGGTTTGGAGGAACTTATTTGGCTATGTATCTAAATTATTGGAAGAAGAAAGGGATCGATTGAAAGAAGATACTGATTGGGCAGGAATAAAAGACGACATCCGAAAGATACGCGACAACAACGAGACCGGAGAGATAGTTTTGAAGTATGTCCACGGTGTTTTGAAACAGCACTATTACACCAAAAGCACGTTTCACAATAAAAATGAATAAAAGAATATTGTTAAGTAAATTGGGGACGAAAAAATAATGAATATGCAAGAAACAGAACAGGAGTTTATAAACCAGGCCAGGATTGACAAAGAAATGACTCACCACGACGATTGTGATGTCTTTATCAGCCGACGAAATGGAAAAATAGTTTTTGCCAAAGTGAAGCCGGTGATACCGGAAATAAGAATGGATTTTCAAATCATAATTGGGGAATCGCCTGTGGATAACTCATAAAACGCCAAAAATCAAAGAAAAAAGGCTATTGACAAACAAGAAAAAATCGTATAGCATAAAATAAACAAATCTCTGCCCGTAGCCAACCGGAGGAGATAGGCAAACAAACACCTTAGTGCTTGTTTATCTATCTCCTTTTTTTGTTTTCTCGCTCGTCTGGTATTGACTTGAAAATATAGTCAGCCAATACGGCCGGTTGACGGCCGAGAGAATAAAAAATGATAAAGAAATCGGGCAGGCGCCACAAAGTAATCTCAAAAACCGGAAAGGCGTTGAGCCGTGTCTTGTTATTGAAAAGGAAAAAGAAATGAGCGAAACACTAAATATCCAAGACGGAAAAAACAATAATACGGCTAATTTGTCAAATCCTGGTATTAGGGATGATCAGGGAAGATTCAAACCAGGGTTTAGCGGAAATCCAACAGGCAGGCCAAAAAATTCCCTGAAAGATTATGATAGAGAAAAGTTCGCGAATATGACCCCAGAAGAAAAAGATGAATTTCTAAAACAAATATCTCCCGAATTAAGATACAGAATGGCTGAAGGAAATCCGGCAACTGATAATAAGCACGATATAACCGCGACAGTAAATTTTATAGTTCCAAGCGAAATAGCAGAAAAAAATGATATTAACTCTACATCCTGCCCAGAAGGAGATAGCGAGGGACAAGCATAGATTCCGAGTAGTTAATTGCGGAAGAAGATTTGGAAAGACCGTGCTCGCCTGCGAGGAAATGATTGGGGTGGCGATAGCGAGGGGAGACAGAAGAATTGCCTATTATGCCCCAACCAGAGACGATGCTCGTGATATTATGTGGCAGATGCTGACAAAGCGATGCGAGCCGATAACGACATACAAAAACGATTCTCGGCTGGAACTAAAGATAAGAACCCAAGATAAGGGTGAATCACTAATAACCCTATATGGCTGGGAATCGGTGCAAGAGAGAGGAAAGGGACGGGGGCTGGCAAACGATTTCATAGTATTAGACGAAGTTTCACAATATAGGAATTTTTGGGTTGGTTGGGATGAGGTTCTTTCTCCAACCCTAATTGACAGGGCAGGATCATCATTATTTATATCAACTCCCAAGGGATTTAATCATTTTTACGACCTGTATAACCTACAAGAAAAGAATACGGATTATAAGAGTTTTCACTTTACCTCATACGATAATCCCTATCTACCGGTAAGCGAACTAAAAAGAGAAAAAGAAACAAAACCAGATGATGTTTTTGAGCAAGAGTTTTTGGGGAACTTCAAAAAAAATCGAGGACTGGTGTATAAGGAATTTTTAAGAGAAAAGCACATAAGCGATGAAGAACCGAAGAATATAGTTGATACGATACTAGGAATAGATTTTGGTTATACTAACCCGGCCTGTATTCTTCCGATAAAAATAGACAATGACAATAATTTTTGGATTAAAGAGGAGTGGTATAAATCAAGACAGACAACCGAACAAATCGCAGAACAGGCATTACTTTACAAATCAACCAAGTGCTATCCCGATCCGGCTGAACCAGACAGGATTGCTATATTGAATAAACACGGACTGAATTGCCGGGAAGTGTCCAAAGATATTGTGGCGGGGGTGGATCGCGTCAGAGAGCTTTTCAAACAGGGGAGGATTCACATCCATCCAGACTGCAAGAATCTTATCTGGGAACTGGAAACCTACAGATACCCCGACAAGAAGCCAGAAAAGAACGAGGGAGAGAAGCCAGTTAAAGAAAATGACCACGCCCTAGATGCTTTAAGATATGCCCTGTATACCAACCAACCTACCATAAAACATAACGATCCATATTTCGACACTTATGGAACACATTTCGTAGATATGTAATTCTAACGACTGGTCGAATAAAGACCACTTAGATTATGATGAACAACACAATGGATACAACAACCACAAATGAACCCCTTTCATCTCCGAGTGAAGAGCCGAAAGATGATCTGAATATCGAGAAAAGAATAATCGATCAGCTTTTTAAAGAAAAAGACACCTACCAGAAAGCGACCAACGAACAGCGCAGCACAATCAACGACATTTACTCGGCTTATATGGGGAAAATGGAGAACGTCAAGAAACTTCCATACAAGAGCCAAGAATCAATCCCTAAACTAAGGACGGAAACTTCTTATATCGTTCCTTTTATTTTTTCCGGCAACCCGGAAATTGAAGTTGAAGGAGAGGGAGAGGAAGACAAATCAATATCCCAAGTCATCGAAAAGATAATAAACTATCGTCTGGACACAATCCCGCAGGCATATGAGAAGGTTGAGGCATGGGTAAAACAAAGCGTTGCATTCGGCACTTCTCTCTTAAAAGTAAACTGGAAGTTTGAAACACAGAAGAACCCCGACGGGACAGAGACGCCAGTGAAAGACGAACCAGAATTGGAAGTTCCCAATATCCTTGATTGCTTCTATAATCCCATTATCCCGGACGTGGAGCGCCAGGTATCTATTATTTTTCGGGCGGTGCTTCCCGTTGATCAAGTCAAAAACAATCCGGTCTATGATTTTACAGATAGCGTCGGGAATCTAAATAGGGAGAAAGTCGAGTCCACTAATTCTCTTTCGTCCAATCAATATGATTCCAACCAGCAGATTCAGGGCGATTCAATCGACCTGACAAGGGCCGGGGATGGTACGATAGAAGTTTACGAACGAGTTGAAAAAGACAGGATACAGACAGTTTGCGAGGGAAAGGAAAGAATGGTCTTGCGCGATAAGCCTTGGAATTATGGCTTTATTAACGCGGTAAAACTTGTTCACGAACCTAATTGTATCCCAAACAGGTTCGACGGGCTGGGAGTGGGACAGAATACACTGGGACTGGGAAAGATGTATCATCAGGCATTCAATCAATCTCTTGAGGGAGTGAAACTTTGTAATAATCCGATGTTTCTTTTTAAGAAAGGCGCGAATATTGACGCAAGACAATTAGTGGCAAAACCGGGCGGGGGGATTTCGGTAGACGGTGATGGGCCGCTTGCGGAGAATATACAAGCCCTTCAGTTTCCGGATATAACCCAAGGCGCGGTAGAACTTACTAACAAGATTGAGGACGAACACAAACGAGCCAGTGGAGCAAATGATATGCTTCAGGGCGCGGCAAGCAACAATACCCTGGGACAAGATCAACTCGCGACTACCTATTCATCTAACCGGTTTGAGCTCATCCAGAGAAGATTCAAACAGGCCCTCGCGGATGTGGCGAATATGATAATCCAAATGGAGCTTCAGAATCTGCAAAGTTCGGATGCCGCAATTCTCCGGATATTCCCGGCTGAATATCGGCAACAGATTTTCCAACTGCTTATCGCCGAGGGGAAGGATGTCAAATACAATATCCGGGTCAAAGGGGACACGACTATCGCCAAAAACAAGGACATTCAGATAAAACAACTGATCGACTGGTATAACCTCTTCGGGGCTATTCTGCCGCCGGAGAACCAAATGGAAGCAGCGCGGAAGATACTTGAACTTCGAGGAATAGACGAACTGGACAAACTTATCCCATCTATTGATGCGTTACGGCAAAATGCTATGATTAACCAAGGAGCATTAGACCCGCAATTATTAAACCAAAATGGGATGATGCCAAGAGTTAATCAACCAGGGTTATGAATAAAATAGAAGAAGAGAGAAGAAGAAAAATTAGTTTATCTTTGATTGGAAATAAAAGAACGCTGGGGCATAAACTATCAGAAGAACACAAAAGAAAAATTAGTCCAAAAGGGAGAAAACTATCAGAAGAAACTAAAAGAAAAATAGGAGATGCACATAGGGGGTTAAAGTTTACTAAAGAACACAGAGAAAAGCTATCTAAGGCTCACCTTGGTGTAAAACTATCAAAAGAAACAAGGTCAAAGATGAGTGTCGCACACAAGGGCGAGAATGCATCTAATTGGCGAGGAGGAATAACACCGCTTAGTAAGCGTATACGCGGAAGTATAGAAATAAGATTATGGCGTGAATCTGTCTTTGCAAGAGATAACTGGACTTGCCAGGGGTGCGGAGGTGCAAGCGGAAATGGCAAAAAAATATTTTTAGAATCACATCATATTAAATCATTCTCTCAGTATCCAGAATTAAGATTTGTAATAGATAATGGGCTTACTCTTTGCAAGGAATGTCACAAAAAAACTGATAATTACGCACATAAGGCGAACACGAACTGGACAAACTTGTTCCCGACCCTCAAATGTTCGCCCAGCAACAGATGATGCAGCAGCAGCAGCAGCAGGCCATTGACGCCGGAATACTGCCTCCGTCTAATCAGATGAATATGCAACCCCAACAGCCAATAATATGAAACCGAAAGATGAACTAAACGAACTCCACGAGTTCAAGGTAATGGTGCAATCAAGAGTGTTTCAAAAGTATCTAATGGAGCCGATCAAAAAAGAGCTGGACGGATTGAAGACCGGTTATGAATGCGAAAGTGTAAAGGAAATGGCTGAGCTAAAAGGAAAATACAAAGGGCTGAAATTTATCATAGACATACTGAAGCAATCGGAAAACAAAATAAAGAACCTGACATTTGAAATTGACAACACGGAGGGATGAAACTCTGCCAATCCGTGCGGTTAATAAAAGGTCGAACGCACATTCAAAATCTAATGTAAAAAAAATGGATAATCTCGAACAAGACCCTTTAGGAGAAGCCGTCGACACTGCTTCTTCAGGACAATCTGATGTTGAGACCCAACAACCTGGCGAATCAACGGAAACCGTTGTCGACGGAGAAGTTGAGGAATCAGGCGCATCAAATCCTTGGGACGAAGACGATAGGTTCAGGGGCAAGGGCCCGGAGGACGTCTGGAAGGCATACCAAGAAGCCGAAAAGGTGAAAGGAATGCTCGGTCAAAAAGCTGAGCTGGCCAATCTCCTTGAAAAGCAAACTGGTATGAGTGTAGACGCGATCAAGAGCTTTATCGCTCAAAAGCAGCAAGCGGCTGTTCAAGCCGAAGTTCAGGCCAATCCGGTCGGATACGTCGCGCAGGAACTCGCCCAGCTGAAAAACCAAATAGCTCTCCAGTCCGAAGAAAAAGAGTTAGACAAATTCCTTTCGTCTGACGAGGGGAAAGAGTACGCTCCTTTTCGGGACAAGATATTCAAACTGGGATTGCAACTTGAAAAAGACAAACCCTATGCGGATATTGCCAAAGAGTATTTCGGTGAATCTCGCGCTCAAGGACAGCAAGATGCCTACAGAAAGATTGACAGAAAACAAGGAACACAGGCGACAGGTGCGAGCCAATCCCCCCCAAAGGGGCGGCTCACTCTCGAAGATATGGACAGTATGTCCGCGAAAGAACTGGAACAAGTCCTTCCGTGGGCTGACATATCGCATCGCCTATAGATAAATGGCAACAATCGCAACAATCGCATCGAATATGGTGCCGATGATGCAGCGCTAGTAAATGGCTCATAGGAGAGTAATTTCCTATGATAATCGTGCTGAAATCGGGAAATATCCTATTGACATATTGTAGCGTTATGATAAACTTCAAGTATAAATCATAACAAAATAATATGACAAGGACAATTCCGAGGGAAGTAAGTAGAGAAGATGTGGGCTGGTTAGCAGGGATAATTGATGGAGAGGGGTCGATCACCTTTCAAAAGCCAATTAAGCCTCAGAAAACCGGACTCAAAAAAATAGTTTATGGTGTGCATATTGTAAATTCAAACGAAGAGCTTATTAAGAAGTGTTTGAAAATTATAAATGCGTTTGATGACGGGCTGGGAAAAATGCTTGAAGTGAAGCCAAAACAGTATAGAAAAGTAATGTTCAAAATGAACAAGGGCTGTCATCAAATCACCATCAGGAGATACGGAACACTAAAGAATGTTCTGAAGGTTATTACGCCACATCTTACAGAGAAAAAAATAAAAGCGGAAAAATTACTTAACTTTGTTAGCAATCGAAAACTCTATTCAAAGTTAAGTGAAGAAGACGCAATAAAATTTCTCAACTTCACGCCCGTAGAGACTGAGCGCACGACTCTCGAAAGAGATGAAGCTACAGTCCGAACTCATAAGTAATTATGAGAGGATAGCAGAAATGACTATCCCCGCCGAAAGGCGAGCAACAACATTGATTATGATAAACTGTTTTTGGAAAGGTTGCAGGACTCCAGAAGGTATGACTTTCTGGCGGTTCAAAAGACTCTTCCGAAAAATTCTGGCAAAATAGTTTATTTTACCAGAATGACCCA